AGGCCTGATACCAGCCTGGTCCTACTCTACACTAAAAACTTTTGAAACTTGTCCTTATCGTTCTTACATATCCAAAGTAAAACGTATCCGTGAAGACTATGGACCTGCTGCTCATAGAGGAACACTTATACATACCCTGGCCGAAGAATATGTACAGGGTAAAATACGAGAGCTACCTAAAGAACTTAATAAGTTCACCCAAGAATTTGAAGACCTTCGTGAGTTCTATACTCTAGAGAAAGTAGAACTGGAAGGGGACTGGGGTTTCACAATTGAATGGGAAGCCTGCGGTTGGTTAGAACCAGTAACATGGGCCAGAATAAAACTGGATGCAATGCATCACGAAACAGAAACATCAGCTCGTGTCATAGATTATAAGACCGGGAAAATGTACGGAAATGAAATTGCCCATGCTCAACAAGCAATAATATATGCCGTAGCTACTTTTTTTCGATACCCTAAATTAGAACATGTACAAACTGAAGTCTGGTATCTAGATCATGGTGAGATTACTAAACAAGCCTACACCAGAAATGAAGCAATGATGTTTATGCCTAAACTCCATCAACGAGCTTTGGCTATGACTACCGCTACTAAATTTCCACCGTCACCTTCTAAATTTAATTGTAATTGGTGCTCTTATAAAAATGGTGACGACCCTATTTGCCAACATGGTATTAAATAGGTAGACTACTTCCCTGGCAAACTTTGGGTTGCCCAACAAAATACAAAATAAAATAGTACTAAGTACAGGAGTAAATATGTATGTACCTATCCCGTCCTCTTATTCCCATCAAACAGAAACAACTGAGTTTATACTCAAAAATACCTGTTGTTTAATTACTTCAGATCCAGGTACCGGTAAAACACGGGCCGTATTAGATGCTCATACTAAGCTAAAGGCTACTACTCTAGTTTTAGCCCCTTTATCTATCTTAGAGGCTGCTTGGGCTGATGATATTAAGAAGTTTCAACCTAGCATTAAATATGGAATAGCCTACGCTAAAAATCGTAAGAATATATTTAAAGATAATTCTTTTGATATGGTTATCACAAACTTTGAAGCCGTTAACTTTCTTATTAAGAATAAAAAGCTTCTAGCTAGATTCGACACTATAGTTATAGATGAATTTACAGCCTTTAAAAATAGGACTTCACAGAGGTCTAAGAATTTAAAGGCTCTTATTTCTAACTTCTCTAATCGTATCCTTATGTCAGGTACACCTAATACCAACAGTATCCTTGATCTGTGGCACCCTGTTTTCTGTGTAGATGATGGCAAACGTTTAGGCACCCGCTTCTTCTCCTTCCGTCATCAGGTCTGTACCCCTAAATTCAATGGTTTTGTAAATGAATGGGCAGACAAACCAGGTATAGAGGAAGTTGTAGCCAAAAAGCTAAGTGATATAACTATTCGACATGCTTTAGAGGATTGCATGGACCTCCCTGATAATATTACTAGGACTGTATATACAACTCTCAGTAAGAAAGTTAAAGGTCTATACGATACCTTAGCTACTGAATCCTGCTTATATACAAAACAAGGAACCATCAATGCGATTAATGCTGGAGTGAGAGTTAAAAAGCTCTTACAGCTTATTTCAGGTGGCGTATATGATGAGCAGGGTAATAGTACTTACTTCCACCAAGAACGATACGATCTTATATTAGATTTAATTAAGGTACGTAAACATAGCTTGGTTGCTTTTAACTGGAAGCACGAGAGAGATGCACTAGTTAAGTTAGCAGCAGCTCAAGGCATAACCTATGAAGTTATTGATGGTGATGTTCCTCCTCCTAAGCGTATAAATATTGTACAACGTTTCCAAGCTGGTCATATACAAGTACTCTTTGCTCATCCACAGTCCGCAGGCCATGGTCTTACACTTACTAGAGCCACTACCTGTATATGGTGTTCCCCTACTTATAACGCTGAACATTTCCAGCAATTTAATAAGCGTATCTATAGAGCCGGCCAAGATAAAAAGACTGAGACTATTCTTATAGCTGCCAGAGATACATGGGAAATGAAGGTATATAAAAAATTAGATACCAAGTTAGGGAAGATGGAAAATCTTTTACATATATTAACTAAACTACAAGACGAAGGACTCTCTAAATGAAGAAACAATTAAATGAACTACTTAATAAATCTGCTGACCTACGCTCCAAGATACGAGAACTAGGTGAACAAACAAAGGTCTTTAATATAGATTTGAATATATGCCAAGCCGCAATAATAAAAGAATTAGAGGAACAAGGGGTTGATAGAGTTGGTAATGATGTTTGTACCATATCAATCAAAAAAGAAATTGTGCCAAAAGTAGAAGATTGGGATCAGGTTTATGATTATCTTTTACGTACTAAGCAGTTCGAGTTACTTCACAGGAAGATGACTGCTACGGCCTATAGAGAACTTCAGACCAGTGGCATTGAAGTCCCTGGAGTGAAGCCGATGGAATTGACTAGAATTAATTTCCGGTCAAAATAATATTAACAATGAAACAAGGAAGGTAAAAAATGGTTCAATCTACTACTATTGCTCTAGTTTCTTCTAAGGTTCCTGCTCATGTGCAAGAATCTATGAATAGAGCATCTTTAGGTAATGAAAATGTTACAGCAGAACATATCCAAACCCCACGAGTAAAACTCTTACAACAGATGAGTAGCGAAGTGGATGAAAACCACGACTCTTATCTCGAAGGTTCAAAGCCAGGGCATTTGTTAAACACAGTAACTAATGAAAATTATGGTACTGAAATCTATGTAGTGAATATACACTTCACAGAGGATTTTGTTGTTTGGCGAAAAAGAGAAAAGGGTGGAGGCATAGCTTCTAGTGGTAATAATTCACTAAAAGCAGCTATGGCCGTAATAAGTTCCCTAGATGGGTCTCCAGATGATTATGACATAACTCAAACTCATACTCATTTGCTATTAAGGAAAGACCCTAAAACTGGAGAGCTTCTTAGAATTCCGTTTTTAATGGACTTCTCTTCCTCTAAGCTTAGAGTCTCTAGGTCGTGGAATACACAAATCCAGCAACGTAGTGGAGATAGGTTTTCTACCCTGTGGGTTGTACGTTCTGTATCAACAGCTAATCGTCAAGGACAGAAGTTTCATAATTTAGAAACTGTTCCGTACAAAGATGGTTGGGTAACTGATGATGATTACCTAGTAGCTAAGAAAATTTATGAGAGTGTTAGCACTTCATAAAATAGATGAGTAAGTGGGTAGTCTCTCTTAAGGCTAAGCTCTACGAGGGATTACCCACTGCTTTTATGTTACCCTCCACTGCGTGAACGAGAAAAGTTTCATTACAAAAATTCACCGAGCCTTGGGATCATGTATTTATAAGTGGAAAATCAATGACCCCTACCATGGAGGAGTGCCTGATGCATACTACGCCGGACCAGGGGCTTGGTGTTTCGTAGAGTACAAATATACTCCCACTCTACCTTCTAAAAAAACATCTAAAGTAAAATTTAATTTAAGCAACCAACAAAAAAATTGGTTAACCAAGCAGCACGAGTTCGGCATCCCAGTTTTTGTAATTGCAGGATGTGAGGATAAAGCTTTTATCACTACAGATTTTGAATCTGTTTCTAAGCAAACAAAAGAAACATTTTTATCTACGGCTATTCCTATTTCTGAACTCATTTCTAAACTAGAAAAATATTGCATAGAAGGTTTACATATAAGTCATTGATTTTAAACAACTTCTCAATAATAAACTAAGGAAAGGCTCTATGCCGTCCTCAAAAAATACCCCTACCTCAGGTACTAAAACTTCAAAAAAACCTCTTATAGAGAACCCTAAAAGCTATTTAAATTCCGATTTAGTCACAAATCCTGTACATTACTTAGGAAGCCAGCAAAACATTGAATGCATAGATGCTATTCAAGAGTCTATGGCTTTAGATGAATTTAAAGGGTATCTTAAGGGTACAATTATTAAATATCTTTGGCGGGCTGGAAAAAAGGAAACTTCCTCTACGATTGTAGACCTTGAGAAAGCCCATTGGTTTTTGACTTACTTACTAGA